ATGGAGGATAAAATCAAGCTCCAGCGAATACGGGAGGAGCAGGGTTACAGCCGGGCGGCGTTTGCACGCGCGACAGGTATCCCCTTGCGGACGCTGGAAAGCTGGGAGGGACGCGTCCGGCTCCCCCGCGATGTGTACCAACTGCTCAAGGCAGCGCGCGTCCTCGGCTGCCACATCGAGGATATTATCGAGGATATTATTGAGGAAACCGAATAACCCGGCATTGTTCAATAGGCTCGGATCGTAATGATCCGAGCCTTATTATTATGCCCTAAAAGCAGCAAAATAACACATAACGTTATATTACAACAAAATCAGGACGCATGCGAGCGGGCGCGATAGGCTAGGGATAGCATTACTCCCTGTGGTAACGCGGCATCTCCTGCAGTTCGTCGGCGCGCTCAAGGAGCTTGTCACGCCCGGCCCGGTTAAGAGCCAGAAAAACACCGATTAAATGGTCGATCTCCTCCGCTGTCCAGTCTGGATCGGAAGAGTCGGTAACTGCACTGTTGATCATGTGGGTTAACAAGCTTTGGAACAGATCAGTGGCGCGCAATTGATCGGCCTGCGATGCGATCCGATATGCTGACATAAATCTATCCAATTGTTTTAGGACTACATCTAGACCGGACTGTATTTCTTCACTTTGACGCATAAAGATTTCTTTGTCAATTTCTCCGCGCAAGTATTCGCCGCTCACTCCAAAAAATTGCTCAAGCCGAACTAACGCTTTAGCATTTGGCTCACGGCGGCCGTTTTCGTAATCTATAACTGAATTATAGCTTATGCCCAACTCTGATGCGAGTTGTTTTTGCGTTAAGCCCTTATGTTTGCGTAAATCCTTAATACGCCATGCCAATGTATTTTTTTTGGCCATAACGAGCCTCCCCTATTTTTGGGGTTATTATATCATTTTTCTTGTGCAAATGCAAAAACAAATATAAAAAAGCTATTGACTTGTGCGTAATCACAAGCTATACTAATACCATGGATTGTGCATTTGCGCATATTAGGAGGTGTAAATGTGTTTGTGTTACCCAATGTAGACGAAATAATTAGGAGGAGAACCTTGACAGGCTTGTCGCAGCACCAATTATCCCTAAAAGCTGGGTTAAGCGGATGTGCCATAAACCGTATAGAAAACGGTAAAACCAAGAACATCCATCATTTGCGTGCTGAAGCTATTGCCAAAGCATTGCGTTGCAAAGTGTCGGACATCTTTTTAGAGGGTGGGTCGTAAAACACGACCCACCTCACCAGTCGAAACCGCCGAGCGGGCGGTCTTGCGGAAACGGCCTCCCGCAACTGACGAGACAGGCCAGAAAGGAACATTGACAATGCAGGAGTTACAGATTTTCAGGCATCAGGATTTTGGAGAAATGGGGCTGATAGAAATCGACGGAAAGCCGTATTTCCCGGCCACAGCATGTGCCAAGATGCTAGGGTATAAGCGTCCGGCAGATGCAATTGCATCACATTGTAAGGGGTCGGTAAAACACCGAGTCCTTACTACTGGAGGAGAACAAGAAATCAAGATCATCCCGGAGGGCGACCTCTACCGCCTCATCACGCACAGCAGGCTCCCCAAAGCCGAGGAGTTTGAGCGCTGGGTCTTTGACGAGGTGCTCCCGACGATCCGACGGCAAGGCTCCTACATGCCGGACATTACCGAGATCATCCGGCAGACGGTCGCGGAAACCGTGGCGGAGGTCATGAAACAGATGCTCCCGGTTATGATTACGGCGATACAGTCTGCGCAGCCTACGCCGCAGCCAGAGCCTGAGAAGCCAAAACAACGCCGATGGAAAAGGCCGGTCAGCATTATATCCAGACTGGATCCCAACCTACGGCGCGAAGTGGAGAGCATGCTCTGCGAAGGCAGGTATACATACTCCGATATTGCACAGTATCTTGCAAGTCAAGGCGTGCCCATATCAACGTCATCGGTTTGCAGATATGCACAATTAATGGTATGGCCTGACGCGGGAATGGAGGAATAAAGGGATGAAAGGCATCATCTTCGGCGTGCCGCTGGCCGTCATGCTGATCGCAGTGTTAGGAGCCATGCAGGCGCTGGGCCTGCTGTAACATGATTACCATTCCGGCTGTAAAACGGTATTATAACCGCCATTTTGTCAGGAGAAGATAAGGTAAAAAGCGGTAACTTGTAAACATTTTGTAAACATATCAAAAAAATCTGATTTTAGATTTTTAAAAAGCGGGATATTAAAGTAGGCAGAAATAGATTTTTTGGCATCCTGCAGGCGCTGGGTCTGCTGTAAGTCGAAACCGCCCGGGCGGGCGGTCTTGCGGAGACGGCCTCCCGCAACTGATGAGACAGGCCGTGAGAAAGGATGGTCAATAAAATGGATTTGAACATCAAAATCCCCGAAGGGTTTGATCTGATCGGGAATTACAACAATCAGTATGTGATCGCCAAAAACCAGAGCCCCAGCGCGCCTGAGCCTTATGTGGTCTGGGCTGTTGACTACGATAAGAAAGGCGTACATAGCGGAACATATTTTGCATCTTTGCAGATGGCACAGCTAAGCTTTTGCGAACGCGCTTTTGACGCTGAACAGTTATATGCCGCCCATGCGAAGCTTGATCGGATGCAGGAGTTGACTCATCAATCGGCTGTCGAGGCCGCCGAGCATCTGTACTATGCGGTTACAGCTGATGATATCAAGGCAGCGATTAAGGCAGTGTACAACTTAGAGTCCCAACGGCCAAACCGGCCATAGCTGGCCGAAGAAAGCGTTAAAACCAGAGGGAGCCACTCTGTGTGGAAGCTGCATGAGTCAGTAATTCCATAACACGCTGGAAGCGATAGTCTATCTCCTCTTGACTTAACTGCCCCTGCTGGTGACGCAAAAGGTTGCCGAGCTTTTTCCCATCTTTCTTTTTTTGCAGTTTCCGCTTGATGATCTCATAACGGTAAGCAAAGAGCAGATAGTCATATTGCGCGTCAATCTGACCAGATCTAATCGCTTGCTTGAACTGATCGTAACAGGCGACATAATGCTCCCATTGATTAAGATAATCAAGCATCTGGAGCTGCAAGAACAGGAAATGTGCCATCCAATTATGCCACTCCGCCGCCGTAATTTCCAGGACATGTTCCGCCAAGGTATCCATCAAATACTCCGCTGTTGCTAGCCCTTGCTCATAGGTGCGGGTGTATCGATATGTATCTACAATTGGATGGAAAAGCTTAGCGGAAAAAATCAGCCTTAGCATAGCAACGAAGTCATTATCTTGGATGTATTGACGCAGCGGATCGGCCAAAGCGCGGCTTGTCTCTGAGCAAATCTTGTTAGGCGCAAATAGTGGCACAAGCATTTCGTCCATAAAAAACACCTCTCATAAATTAATTATTATACCACAAAACAGCCGAAACGGCCATAGCTGGCCGTCGCGCAGGGAATGACCGCCCAGCGCCTGATGATGGCAGGTCAAAGGCAGGTGAGATATATCAATGGAGACAATGCTGACGGTGGATGAGCTCGCGGCAATCCGGCATTGCAGCCCACAGTACATTAAGCGGCTCATCAAGGAGGATAAGATCAAAGCGGATCGGACGCTCAACGCCAACAACCGGCCCAAGTACCTGATTCCGCTCAGCTCGCTCGACGCGCCGCTGCAGGATAAGTACCTCAAGCAGCACCGGCCCACAGCACCGCCCCCGGCCCCCAAGGCCGAGGCAAAGCCGCTGGATACATACAGCGAGGCGGAGCGCGATGAGATCGCGCACTGGCGGCGGGTGGTGACCGAGTGGCAAGAGTACCGCAGCCAGCCGGGAGCCAACAAGACGCAGGTGGATGAGCAATATATCCTGCTATACAACCTGCAGCACCCCGGCGAAGAGCTCTCCACGGATATCCTCTACCGCAAGTGGAGGGCCGTCCGGGAGGATGACCTTGACGGCCTGATCGATAAGCGCGGCAAGTGGCGCAAGGGCCGGAGCAGTATTGACGAGACCGTCTGGCAGGCGTTTTTGTCGTTTTACCTCGACGAGGCGCAGCACCCGATCCGGCGCTGCTATGAGTACACCAAGCTCTGGATCGGCCAGGAGCTGCCGGAGCTATACGATACCATCCCAAGCTATGAGACGTTCACCCGGCACATCAGGAGTGACGTGCCGATGCCGGTCAAGGTGCTGGGCCGTGAGGGCCAAAAGGCATACAGAGACCGCTGCGCCCCATATATCCGCCGTGTATACGACGATATGGCGAGCAACGAGTGGTGGATCGCAGATAACCACACGTTTGATGTGATTACCCGGCGCGCCGATGGGACACTGCACCGCCCACATCTGACCGCATTTTTTGATGCAAGGAGCGGCATCTTTACGGGTTGTCACATTACGGATAATCCCAGCTCACAGGCGACGCTGATCGCCCTGCGCAAGGGTATCCTGCAATACGGCATCCCGGATAACATCTATGTGGATAATGGCCGCGAGTTTTTGACCCACGACATCGGAGGCCTTGGCCACCGGGCCAAAAAAACGAAGGATGGCAAGGAGATATACGCGCCGCCGCCTGTATTTGAACGGCTCGGCATCAAGATGACCAACGCGATCGTCCGCAACGCCAAGGCCAAGATCATTGAGCGGCGGTTTAGGGATATCAAGGATCATATCAGCCGGTTATTCCCCACCTATACAGGTGGGACGGTGGTGGAAAAGCCAGAGTGCCTTAAACAGATCATCAAGGACGGCAAGGCCGTCCCAACGGATGCAGAGTTTGCGCAGGCGGTCGAGGAGCTGCTTGATGATTACATCAACCGTGAGGCATACGGCGGCGCGGTAGTAGCCGACCGGGGCAAGCCCCGGCTGCAGGTATACAACGAGCACCTGCAGCGCAAGCGGGTGGCCTCGGCGGACGAGCTGGTGCTGATGCTCATGCGGTCGAGTCGCCCGCAGCAGGTCGGCAGGCTCGGCGTATATCACGAGGTCTCCGGCGAGCGCATCTACTACGGCACCGAGGAGCTCCGGCACAACCTACAGGGCCAGCAGGTATATTACCGCTATGATCCCGACGATCTAAGCTCCGTGAGGATATATGACCTACAAGACCGCTACCTGATGACCGCCTACGCCAACGATACGGCAGTGCTGCGGTACGGTGCCAGCAAGGATGAGGTCAAGGATGCGATCCGCCAGATCAGGCAGGCAGAGCGCGTGGAAAAGGAGCATCAGCGGCTTAGCACGATCTCCGCGATTGGTAAGGATACCGCGCGGCAGCTGCTCATTGAGCAAGCCCGTCGTAACCGTGAGGCACAGATCATCCCGGACGCCGAGCCCAAGATACTGGACGTGCAGCGAGCGGCAGACAACACGGAGCCGCTGCTCAAAGCGGTGGGCGCGGACGATCTGAGCCGCATGGTGCGCAACGCGGAGCAGCGTGAGCGCCAGCGCGGCGGGGAGGAGGACGGTTATGGACTCTGATCTTACCCGCCTGCGGGACAGGCTCAACGCCTGCGCGGACGACCCAGCGCACGACGTGATGGAGCTACACCGGCTGCAGGCGCAATATTGTAAGGCACTCCGGCGGCGGATTGTCGTCACGATCAATATATCAGTAGACGATGATGATATCAAGGAGGACGATCACAATGAGTAAGGCCCATAACGCGGAGCTACAGGCCCGCGTACAGCAGTACTTACGGGAGCATGGGATGAGCCAAGCCAAGCTTGCGCAAGTGACCGGGATCAATAAGGCAATTATCAGCCAATGGTTGCGCGGGCAGTACACCGGGGACATCGCGGGCGTAGAGCAGGCGCTGGAGGAGTATCTGCGCACGGCGGTGGAGCATGAGCAGGCCCGCGAGACGGCGCTGCCCATGGTCGCCACGCAGGACTATATCCCGACGTCAATCTCTGAGGACGTATACAAGATGATCAAGTATTGCCAGCTGGAGCGCGGCATCATGATCGCTCACGGAGACGCGGGGATCGGCAAGACCAAGGCCGCGCAAAAGTTTGTACGGGATAACCCGACGCAGAGCATCTACATACAGGCGACCCCCAGCACAGGGACGCTCGGCAACATCCTCAAGCTGCTCGCGCGGGCGCTGCGTATCCCTGAGACGCGCAGCAAGCTCGACCTGCTGACCAACATCCGGGCCAAGCTCGATGGCAGCAACAAGGTCATCATTATCGATGAGGCCCAGCACCTCAAGCTCTCGGCACTAGAGGAGATCAGGACGCTTGCCGACCCCAACACCATCACCGGGCAGGAGGGCATCGGCATCGTGCTGATCGGCAACACGGAGGTCTACGGACGCATGATGGGGCGGCAGGAGGCGCGGTTTGCGCAACTGTTTAGCCGGGTCAAATTTAACCGCTACTATAACACGCAGCGGATTAAGCGCGCGGATGTGGAGATGCTCTTCCCCGCCCTTGCGCAGGCGGGAGAAAAGAGAGCGGTTGACCTGCTGGAGGGCATCTGCCGGAGCAAATTTGGCGTGCGCGGTGCGGTTAATGTATACAATAACGCGGTCAACAGCGACGACATCAGCTATGACAGCCTGTATGCGAGGGCTCGCAACCTCGGCATCGGCATGGTGATATGAGGAGGGTCAATATGGCAAGATGGACACGATCCGGGCTGGTTTTTGCGGGCGGATTGCTCGCGGGGATGCTAGTGGTCAACATCGTCAATATCATCGGGTATTGGCACGGTGGGATGCCGGGAGGAGAGATCGTCGGCCTGCTGATGATCCCCTTGTTGCTGTATGCGGGATGCATCATCGGGCAGGAGCGCAAGCAGCCCAAGACCTATCAGAGAGGCTATCGCAAGGGGTATCAGGTGGCGTCCAGCCGCCCTATATCCCCTGTTAATCATGATAGTACGGGGCAATAAAGCCCCGCCTTAATGCAGCTGCCGCAAGGCAACGGTCGCAAGCCCGTGCAAATGCAGAGCGGGGACAATATTACATAGAGGAGGCGATACCATTGCAGATCGACAGGTGCGAGAGCGATCTCAAGCCGGGCGACAAGGTCGTCATGATCGGCGGAGAAGGCACGCAATACACCGTCGCTGGCACGCCATATTACATGCGATGGCTGGATCAGTGGCACGTATGGCTTAAGGAGTTAAGAGATCACTGCAACGTGGACAAGCTGCGTAAGGTGGAGGAGGATGGGACGGATGGTTAATTTTTGGCTCGGTCTGTTTGCCGGGGTGATCCTCGGCTGGATATCCCTCCTGACGCTGGCGCTCTGGATCACATATAAGCACCGGGGTGATAAGCGATGAGGAGGCACAGTACGCAATATCGATACTATGTGCGGGGATGTGGGCTAGGTATACTTGCGACAATGGTGTGGCTAATCTTAGCGATCCATGATCATATCATCATCGGTTGGATCGTTGCCGATCTGGTTATCCTGCTACCATGCCCACCGCGCGACATACAGGAGGATTAAGACAATGACCTACACACGACGGATCAGCAGCAAGGGCGGGATCACGATCCCGCAGCGTCTGCGGCACGAGGCCGGGCTGATACCCGGCATGGCGGTCGACATCGTGGCGATCCCCGGCAGATACAGCACGGAGATCAGCCTCGGTATCCGGCCCCATGCCCCGACCTGCCGCCGCTGCGGCAGCATCGAGGGCGTGATTGACGCCGAGGGCATTACCGCATGCCGCAAGTGCCTGCGGGAGATGCTGGAGGTAGTATCAGAGGAGGATGGCAATGGATAAGACGACGCAGTATGTGGACGAGTATGCCGTCCTCACCCGGCAGATGGCAAGGCTCAAAAGCCGCGCCGAAGAGCTTAAGGCATACTTTGAGCGGTTGGCGGTCGCCGACCTCAAGGACACCAAGCTTAAGACGATGGAGTACATGGGCAGCAAGGGCGGACGGGTCACGGTCAGCATGACGCAGACCCCCAAGCTGGACTCTGGATATATGTTAAGCCGCGTACTCGGCAACATTGCTGATGACTACGTCCAGATAGATAGGGTGTACACTGTGACAGCGGCCTGCAAGCGGTTGTTAACGATTGTATGCCAAGGCAATTATACCGATGGCAGCCTTAAGGATACGATCCAGGCAATCACAAGCGATGCGCAAGTTGCCTCCGTGCTACGCAGGCGACTCAAGGGGCAGTACAAGAGGGATATGCAGACACTGATGACCGTGGCAGGGCTTGACGCCAAGCAGGCCAGCGATTGGGCCTACCTAACAACAGAGGTCATCAACTACGAGTGGATACTACAGATCCTGATGGCTGCGGGATGGCCGTGTAGCGTGCAGGAGGCAGTAGATATCATTAAGACAGCTGCCCACGTCGAGGAGGGCATTAAGGTCTCGGTCGAGACCATCTGAGGATCAGGAGGGACGGATCATGCAGGCAGCCAAGACGATGATCGATGACCGGCAGAGACGCCGGATATTTGGCGCGGCGCGCGGGATCGGGATGGATAACGACGATCTGCACGCTCTGACGGCAGACCTGACGGGCAAGGAGAGCCTCAAGGCCCTCACGGCCCGCGAGGCCGAGGCGCTCATTCGGGAGCTCCAGCGGCGGCAGCCGTCCGCCCCTCCCACCCCCAAGGCCCGCGCGCCGAAGCAGCACCCGGAGCATCCGGGCGGGCCGACGTCGGAGCAGCAGAGCAAGGTGTGGGCCATGATGTATGACCTGCAGGCGATGGACACGGAGCCATCAGGCCAGAGCCTCGGCGAGCGGCTGAGCGGCATCATCCGAAAGGAGCTGCACGTCAGCGCTGCGGCCAGAGACCCGTTTGCATGGCTCACCTGCGAGCAGTGCAGCAGGCTCATAGACATCCTCGACAAGGGTTATGTCCCCAACGTTTTCCGCGCCCGTCAGCGCGGGCCGAAGGGAGGCGGCAGAGGTGGCGGATAACCTTGACTGTATCAAGCTTGACGATCTCGACATGGAGCAGCGGGCGCTGGCGGACATAATCGGTATCGAGGCTTACAGAGCGTTGATAGCGGCTTATGGAGGCACTGAGATATATGTACCAAAGCTGGACGGCTTTTTGCGCGCCGAGCGCGACGCACGAATACGAGATGAGTTTGATGGATACAACTTCCGACAGCTGGCCAAAAAATACGGGTTGACGGATGTGCGGATCAGGAGTATTGTAGCGGACGAGGTCGTCAAGGCGCGTACCAAACCGATTGACGGACAGGTCACTTTTTGGGGACAGCCAGAATCACAATCCCCCTAAAACCCTTTATTTTACCACTTGCCCATTTTTGAGGTATAACTGAGACATCAGTTATACCTCATATTTTTTGGCGGGAGAAAAAACACATGAACGAGTGGGTCAAGGTGCTCTTACCAATCGGAGCGACGGTGGTTATCGCGATCATCAGCTATTTTTTGCGGCAATCCTTTGCCCGGATTGACCGCATGCACAATGATCTCGCGCAGCTGCGGCAGGACACTGTCAGGCGCGAGGAGTACGATAAGGCAATCGACGAGCTGCGGGACGACGTCAAGGACATCCGCGACAACTACATCAAGCGGGATGATTTTTACCGCGAGATCAGTAAGCTTGACCGTAAACTTGACGCAATACTGGATAAGGTGATTGTCATGATAAGGAGGCAGCAGGATGAGCAATGAGGAGCGGGCGCGGCTGCGCGCGGGCAATTTTATCCACAATAACGGGCTGGTGCTGAGGATCATCAATATTCTGCGGTACAAGTATAACCGGCTCACGGGCGTCAAGGACGTGGTCGCAAGCCACGGCGTCAGCGAGGACGAGTATCTCGACTCCGTCAACTTTTTGGCGGAGGAGGGCTACATCCGCCTCCGCCTCGCGGCGGACAAGACGCCCGCATCGCTGGCGGACAACGACTACCGGGATATCGAGGCCAAGCTCACCGGCAAGGGCATCCGCCTATTGAGCGGAGGTATCCGGGACAATCAGATCGAGGTGTAAAGGATGGCAGAGAGGCGCAACCGCAAGCACAGTAAGATCGACGGCCTACCGCCCGACCTCAAGGCGACGGTGCAGCAGATGCTGCTGGACGGCGACACCTACAGCGAGGTCATCGCCTACCTGCAGACGCAGGGCGTCTCGATCTCGCTCGCGTCTGTCTGCCGGTATGCGCAGGCGTATCTCGCGGAGCATGAGGCGCTGATGCTGGCTAACGCCAATCTACAGCGCATGATGGAGGAGGTCAGCAAGTATCCAGACCTCGACACGACAGAGGCTATCATCCGCATCGTCAGCCATAACCTGCTCAACGTCCTGAGCAACACGAGCGAGGAGGACTGGCAGGAGATCGACCTGAGCAAGCTGCTCAAGGAGACCAACGCTCTTGTCAGGGCGTCGGCCTACAAAAAGCGGATCGCTCTGCAAAATCAGGACGCGCTCGATACCGGGCTGGACGCGGTCAAGGGGCTGGTATTTGCGGAGCTCGCCAAGGAGCGGCCCGACCTGTACCGTCAACTGGCCGAGTACGTGGACGGCAAAAAGGCGACCGGGATTACAGAGGGAGGATAACCTGTTATGTGGTATGTCTTACAGGTCAAGACCGGAGACGAGATCAAGGTGCGGGACGCGCTGCTCGCTAAGGGCGTCCGGGCGCTGGTGCCGCAGGAGTCGCGGATGATCCGCAAAGACGGCAAGTGGGGCCGCAGGCTCTACACCCTGATCCCGTCGTATATATTTGTCGACATCAAATTTGCGGCGGAGATATATTACACGATCCGGGCGATCCCCAGCGTGATCCGGTTTGTGGGCACGGGCTGCGGGGAGCCCTCCACCCTCACCTATCTGGAGGCGGAGTGGATCAGGCTGCTCGCGGGCGACGGGGAGCCGCTGGAGCCAACCGTGATCCGGATGCCGGAGGACGGCAGGCCGGAGATCGTGGGCGGCGTGCTCGCCCATTTCCCGGCGCAGGTGGTCGAGTACGACCTGCGCCATAAGCGTGCCAAGGTAACGATCACGCTCTGCGGGGAGCAGCGGGAGCTGCAGCTCTCCGTGGTGCGAGAGGACGAGGAGGATACCGGACGGGAGCCCGATCCGATATAACCGTCCAACTCCTCCAGAGCGTTTAAATTTAAACGCTCTGGAACCAAAATTAAACGATGCCGGGGAGGCCGGGCGGTTGATGCGTCCCGCGCGGTACGAGCCGGAGGACATATGGGGTGCTGCACGGGCCGGATCGGCCCGGTGGCGGAGCATATCCGGGCCAAAATGCCGGATGTTTGCATGTAGCCCCGCCGCCTCCGGTTGAGGATGCGTTTAAATCGCCGTTAACCCCGTTTAAATTTTGACGTATGAGATTTTGCGGGCAACTTGCCCATTTCCCCTGAGCGGCCTTGTGGGGCCTCTCAGGGGCCATTTTTTGCATTGTCGGAGGTGGGACAGGATGGCGGGGCCAAAATTAAGCCCTCTGGACGCCCTCAAGGGGGCGCTGGAGGACGCAGAAGCCAAAATCCAAGAGGACAGCGGCCAAAATTTAAACGATCTGCGGGCACTCTTAAACGATTACCTCCGGCGCGGGGATGAGCCGGAGCGCAGGCAACTGCTGCGGGAGTATGATCGCGGCGGGCAGCTTACCGGCCCGCGCGGCATCCGCAGGCGGCTCGGGGCCATTGATATGGAGTTTTTTGGCCGGGCGTACTTTGGCCACTATTTCTCCCGGCCCTCGCCGGAGTTTCACCGCGACCTCGACGCCATCTGGCGGGATGGCGTGCTCAAGGGGCGGTATCCCCTGACGGACGCGGATGCCAAGATCATCAGCCGGTTGCCGGGATCGCGCCGGGTCGTGGCCGCGCCCCGTGGCCACGCCAAAAGTACCAACCTCACGTTTAAGGGCACCGCGCATGCGGTCTTATACCAATACAAGCATTACCCAATCATCATCTCCGACAGCTCGGAGCAGTCCGAGGGATTTTTGGAGTCCATCCGCGTGGAGCTGGAGGACAACGCCGCGATCCGCGAGGACTTTGGCGAGCTCGCCGGGCCGGTCTGGCGGAGTAATGTCCTCGTTACCAAGACCAATATCAAGATTGAGGCCATCGGCTCCGGAAAAAAGATCAGGGGCCGCAAGCACCGCAACTGGCGGCCCGACCTGATCATTTTGGACGATGTGGAAAACGACGAAAACGTCCGCACGCCGGAGCAGCGGCGCAAGCTGCGGGACTGGTTTAACAAGGCCGTCTCCAAGGCGGGCGACGATTACACGGACATCGTGTATATCGGCACGCTGCTGCACTATGACAGCTTACTCGCCAACACCCTGCGCAACCCGGCCTATCAGGCGATCAAATATAAGGCGGTCATCCGTTGGAGTAAGGCGGACGCCCTCTGGCGGGAGTGGGAGGCGCTCTACACTGACCTCGACGACCCCGACCGCGCGGCGCACGCGCTGGCATATTTTGATGCTCATAAGGCGGAGATGCTGGCTGGAACGGAGGTCTTGTGGGAGGCCAAGCTCTCTTACTACGACCTGATGTGCATCCGCATCTCCGAGGGTGAGAGCTCGTTTAACAGTGAGCTCCAAAATGAGCCGATCAACCCGGACGACTGCATCTTTATGGAGGAGTGGCTCGACTATTACAACGAGGCCGAGATCAATTTTGGCAGCGGCGACTTTGCGATTTTTGGATTTGTCGATCCCTCGCTCGGTAAGAGCAAAAACAGCGACTACTCGGCGATCATCACGCTCGCCAAGCACGCGCCGACCGGGTACATGTACGTCCTCGACGCGGATATCGAGCGGCGGCACCCCGACCGCATCATCTCGGACGTGCTGCATAAGGAGGAGTGGCTGCGCAACACCTACGGGCGCGGCTACACCAAGCTAGGCGCAGAGACCAACCAATTTCAATGGTTCCTCAAGGAGGAGTTAGCCAAGGCGAGCGCAAAAGCGGGCCTGTACCTGCCCATCGAGGAGGTACAGCAGACCACGGATAAGATCATGCGCGTCCAGACGTTGCAGCCGGATGTCAAAAACAAGTATATCAAGTTTAACCGGCGGCACAAGCGGCTTCTGGAGCAGCTGCTGCAGTTCCCAATGGCGGCCCACGACGACGGGCCGGACGCATTGGAGGGTGCAAGGAGCATCGCCAAAAATGAGCAGCGGTTTATTATTTTTGATCGCCGCAAATTAGGGATATAAATTGTATAGGAGGCAGGATGATGGGATTATCAAGATTAAGCGAGCGATGCCACAAGTGCCGGTATGTAGACACCTGCGAGCACAAGGAGATGGAGGGACTGCTGATGGCAGAGGCTGCACAGCCTGCGGCGGCAGAGGCGGCGGCCCCTGTGCTCGCCGCTGAGGATACGGTAACAATCCCTCTTGACAGCCAGGTCGCCGTCACCATCGACGGGGATCAGATCAGGCGTAAGATCGCGCAGGCATTTGGGGCCTCGATGTTGGGAGGTGTCTGAGCGTGTCAGCGGTCTACATGGACATGGCGTCGTATCAGACGCTGGACGCGGCAGGCGTTAAGCGCCTGATCGACCGGCACATGCTGGTGGATGAGGGCAAGTACCGGCAGCTGCAGGAGTATTATCTCGGCAACCACAGTATCCTCCACAGCCATAAGGAGCACAGCGCATCCCCCAATAACCGCATCGTCTGCAACGTCGCCAAATACATCACGGACACGGCCACCGGGTATTTCCTCGGGCAACCGGTGGTATATGGCTGCCCGAACGATCAGTACCTCGCGCAGCTGCAGGATATCATGGATTACAACGACGAGCAGGATCACAACGCAGAGCTTGCCAAGGGCTGCTCCATCAAGGGGAGCTGCTGCGAGATGCTCTACCTTGACGAGGACGCCGCGATCCGCATCGCCCTGCTGGAGCCCGACGACTGCCTCGTCATCTATCCGACCGGATCAGAAGAGCCGATGGGCGCGATCCGACGCATCGTCACCGAGGATAAGGACGGCAACAGGATCACGCGCTACGAGTGGTGGCGCGAGGATGACGTCTGGTATTTTTCCGCCCCGGACGGCGGCTCTCTGCAGCTCTCTGGCACGGAGGATCATTACTGGCACGGTGTGCCGGTGGTCGAGTACCGCAACAACGACGAGCGCATGGGCGACTACGAGAGCGTCATCCCCATGATCGACGCATACAACCGCGTGCAGAGTAACACCGCCAACATGTACCAATATAACGACGACGCGATCATGGTGCTGTCGCATATGGGCGCGGCAACCTCAAACGACATCGTCCAGATTAAGGAGGAGGGAGCGATTAGCCTTGCCAACGGCGGCAAGATTGACTGGCTGCTCAAGGACATCAACGACGCGGGCCTCGAGCACTATAAGGATCGGCTGACGCGGGACATCCACGCCCTATGCGGCGTGCCGCGATTGTCGGACGAGCAGTTTGCGGGTAATCTCTCGGGCGTCGCCATCTCATATAAGCTGTGGGGCCTCGAGCAGGTCACGGCCATCAAGGAGCGCAAGTTTAAGCGCAGCCTGCAGCGCCGCGCCGAACTGATTACCAACATCCTGCATATCACCAGCAATCCCGCCTATGATTATCGCGATATCTCTATCCAATTTAGACGCAACCAACCCCAAAATCTGCCGGAGCTCGCGGAGGTGGTGACCAAGCTGGCCGCCGACCTCTCGCGCGAGACGCGACTCAAGCTCCTGCCCGTCGTCAATAACGTGCAGGATGAGATCGACAAGCTCAAGGCTGAGGAGGACGAGCAGCTTAAGGCCGCCGCTCCCACCACCGGGTATGAGGCGTTGGCCAAGGCGCTACGGGAGGCCAATGAGCCGCCCGCTGAAGGGGCCGAGGACGGTGACAGCGCATGAGCGATAACTATTGGATCAATCTCGCCAAGCGCGAGGCGCTCCAGACCGCGCGCCGGGCGGATCAGTATGTCAATGAGCTCATGACCATCTATGAGGAGGCGGCGGCACAGATCGAGCAGGAGATTGCCGCGTTATATGGACGATACGCCAAGGATAACCGCCTGACAGACGCGCAGGCACGTCAGCTGCTGTCAGGCAAGGAGTACAGCAGGTGGCGCATGTCGATTGACCGGTATGTCAAGGCCTTATCCGGCCCCGCAAAGGATAGCGGGATGCTGCTGGAGCTTAACACCTTATCGGCCAAGAGCCGGATCAGCCGCAAGGAGCAGTTGCTCGGCGACATCTACCGGCACATGATTGACCTGGCCGGGGACGCGGACGGCAGGATCAGACGGATGATGCGCGACACGCTGGTCAACAGCTATTACGAGGGCTGCTACGGCGTGCAGCGCGGGCTGCGGCTGGGATTTGGCGTCGCGCGTCTCGACGATAAGCTCATTATGCGCGTCCTTGACGAGCCGTGGAGTGAGCGGACATTTTCGGCGGCGGTGTGGGGCAACACCGACCATCTGGCGATGGTAACACGGCGCGAGGTCTCCATCGGACTTACCAAGGGCAGCAGCATCCAGCAGATGACCAAGGGCGTCAACGACGCAATGGGCGCAGGCCGGTACGCGGCGGAGCGCCTTGTGCGCACGGAGTGCACGCATTTTGCGGCGGAGGCTCGATTGCTGTCCTACAAGGAGACGGGCGTCAAGCGTTATCGCTTTGTGGGCGGCGGCGAGGGCGGACATTGCCACTGCGCCGAATTAAACGGACAGGAGTATGACGTCGATGCGGCTAAGCCAGGGATTGACTACCCGCCAATCCACCCCAATTGTACCTGCACCATTGTGGCGGTGCCGTCGCGGCGCATGTTTGCGCCGTATGAGGCGGTGCCGATCCCGGAGAGCATCAAGTATGAGGACTGGTACGACGATTACGTCGCGCACACGCAGCGGCCACCAAGGAGGCGTAAGTGATGGGATATGAGGATAAGCCGGTCGGTTACGACGGTGCAAGGCTGATGATCGAGCACGAGCTCACAGGGCTATGCGAGATATGTGCGCCATCGGAGATCGGGATAGCGATCTATGACTATTACCTACAGACGTGGATCAACCCGCAATACAAGGGATACCGAGCGGAGGCCGCCCTAGACGTCCTTCAGACGCACCTGCCCGTCTATGCCAAGACCTACGGCGCGGACGCGGTCAAGGCCGCGCTGCGTGACCTATATAACGAGCGGTATGCGAGGGAGGGATGGGCGCTGTGACAGGTAAGCGGTGGACAGGCGTGGACGCTTTCGAGCACATCCGCCTCGTCGAGGCGGGCGTGCTCCCCCGGGGGCTTACCTACCTGTCTGCATACGACTACATCGGCCTCCCCGTCCCGCAGGACGGAGAGGCCGAAGAAAACTGCGGATAACCGGTGGTTAAACGCCGGATATCAATAAATTAACCGGAGGTTATATGATCATGGCAGATGTATTAGACACGACCGTCACCAAGACAGCGGAGCCGGAAGCCACTCCCGCTGCGGAGACAACGCCCACCGGCCAAGAGCCGGAGGGCAAAGAGGCAAAGCCGGAGAGCAAGTTCCTCCAGCGGCTCGGTAAGCTGCTGGGGATCGGCGACGACGGGGACGGCGACGCCAAGCCCAAGGAGGACGGTAAGGCAGACCCACCGCCCAAGGATGGCCAGACCTACACAGAGGCCGACCTGCAGGCGCGCATCGACGCGGCCAAGGCACAGTGGCAGGCTGAGCAGGAGGAGCAGGCACGTCTCGCCAAGCTCAGCCCGGAGGAGCGGGCCAAGGCGGAGGCGACCAAGACCAGCGATGAGATCGCACAGCTCAAGGCGCAGCTCCTCGCCCGCGACGTCAGGGATAAGGCTATCACGCGCCTGAGCGGCGACGGCTACCCGGTCGGGCTCGCCGACCTGCTGCCGCTGACCAGCGAGCAGGACATGACGGCGGCCTGCGACAAGCTGACCGAGGCGTTTGACGCGGCGGTCGCGGCTACCGTCAAGGAGCGGCTGCGCGGCAAGACGCCGGAGGGCCTCGGCAAGGGGGCCAACGCCAACGAGGCGATCCGCAATGAGATCGCCAAAAACATCAGAGGAGGGATATAAGCCATGCCCAACAGCTTACAGTATGCATCCGTATTTCAGAGCGAGCTCGACAAGGCGGCGGTCGAGCTAGCAACCTCCGGTTGGATGGAGCCCAACTCCAGCCTGATCCGGTACACCGGCGGTAAAACCGTCAAGGTACCTCAAATCGTCATGGATGGGCTTGCCGACTACAATAATGGGTTTGTGGACGGGGACGTTACCCTGACGTGGCAAGACCTCACGTTTGCGATGGATCGAGGCCGCAGGTTTAGCCTTGACGAGCACGAGGTTAACGACACCAATTTTGTGGCCACTGCGTCGCAGGTCATGGGCGAGTTCCAGCGCACCCGAGTGGTGCCTGAGATCGACGCCTACCGCTACAGCAAGATCGCGGCGGGAGCCATCGCCAACAAGCGGGCGTCCGGCGAATACACGCCGTCCGCCGATGACATCCTCTCCAAGCTATACTACGACGTGGCCGCCGTGCAGGACGCGGTCGGCAACGACACCCCGCTGGTGATCACCATGTCCACGCTGGTCGCGGCTATCCTGGATACCTCGTCGGAGATATCCAAAAAGCTTGACGTCGTCGATTTTAGGCAGGGCGGCGTGACCCTCAAGGTAAGCGCCCTCAACGGCGAGCACCCGATCCGGCGCGTCGGCTCCGGGCGGCTCAAGAGCGCATATATCTTTGCGGACGGTAAGACCGAGGGGCAAAAGACGGGCGGATTTGCCCCCGCCGAAAACGCGCTCGACGTCAACTGGATTATTTGCCCGCGCACGGTGCCGATCGCGGTCTCCCGCACCGACAAGGTGCGCATCTTTGATCCGGAGACTAATCAGACCGCGCGCTCGTGGATGCTCGATTATCGTAAGTATCACGACCTGTGGATCACCAACAACAAGTGGCCGCAGGTGTGGGTTAACTGCAAGCAGGCCCTGCCTGCCAGCCAGTGAGGGGGTGCAATATGATTACATTACAGCGTGACAACGTCGTGCGCAGGGTGGCCTCGGACGAGGCCGCCCGCAAGCTGGAGGAGCAGGGCTTTGCCCGCACCGGCGGCGCGGCGGAGACGGAGCATGAGGTTAACCTGACCATCGACGTAGAGGAGCTTGGCCGCCAGATTGCCAACCAGCTGCGCACCGGGGAGCCCCTGACCGATGAGACTATTGCCAAGGCGCTCCTCGATGAGGAGGAGCAGCCCGCAAAGCCCGCAGCCAAGCCCAAGAGCGGCGGCAAGGCCGCCTCGAAAGCGGGTGCGGGCAATGACGGTAACTGAGCAGATCGACCGGATCGTATTGGGCATCAAGTACGCCTATGACCTGTCCGTCGCGGATGAGACTGCGGCAAGGCGGCGTGTGCTGATGGCTGTTACAAGGATCCTTGCATCCTGCAACCGCGACGACCTGCCGGAGGCGCTGGAGATCGTGGCGGCGCAAATGGCAGAGGCAATGCTGCGGGACGATGGGACGCTTACCCTGCCCCAGCAGGTCTCCAGCGTAACGCGGGGCGACACGTCCATCAGCTATCGGGATCAATCATCCTCTGCCAAGGCTACGCGGGATTACCTGCAGGACTATGAGGATATCCTGTGGCGTTACCGTAAGCCGGGCGTCCCGAGGAGGGAGGAGCCATGATGATCCATCACAGCGAGGCCGACGTCCTCGCCGCCACCTATGGGGATGCCTGCACCGTTTACCGGTCCGTCAAGCGGCTGCTGCCCAATCTTGAGACGGTGATCCGGGACGGGCTCGACGGGGAGATCGTGATGAGCGGTATCCCCTGCGCCCTGTCCTCCCCGTCCGGCGGCAAGCTGCGGCGCGGCGAGGCAACCTCCGACGTCAAGACAGACTATCTCCTCTTTGTGCGCCCGGAGGTGGACATCCGTCCCGGCGACACGGTGCTCGTCACCCGCCTCGGACAGACGTACCGCACCGTCGCGGGCAAGCCGGAGCGGCAGCCGAGCCACAACAATATCCCGCTGACGCTCGTGGAGGATACGGTATGAGCAGTACGGATTATGGATTTGACGGCCTCGATGAGTACGCGGAGATATTTGAGCGCGCTGCGCGAGAGTGGCCAACGGAGTTTGAACGGCTCGTGCTCGACATCGCGCACGAGCTACAGGGGCGGCTCTCCTCCGACCTCACGCCAAAGGATACCGGCCACCTGCGCGGCAGCTGGACGGTGGGCGATATCGTCCGTAAGGGTGGCGAGTACGTCGTTGAGGTCTACACCGATCTCGAGTATGCCGACCCTGTCAACTACGGCCACCGCACGCGGGGCGGTGGATACGTCCCCGGCGCGCACATGATGGAGATCTCCCTCGCGCAGGTCGAGGAGCGGCTGCCGTCCTACCTGCGCGCATGGCTGCAGGACTTTATGGCGGCGCATGATCTATAAGGAGCAATATGAGCAACGGATACAGTCAAATTAAGGACACCCTCGTCCAGGCACTCAAGACAGTGCTGCCTGACATGGACGTCACGAGCGAGCACCTTGCCAAGACCGATTACGGGGGCAGATCCAATATTACAGATTACATCTATATCGGCCTGACGCCCGTCAGCCGGGAGACCGTGAGCGCGTACCATACGCGGCACAGCGTCGTCATCGACCTAGCCGTGCATACGGCCCGCGAGGACAATGCCGGATATTGGGCGCTCGCCGACACCATCGACCATTCCATCCGCCCGGTCATCCGTTGGGGTGACCGGGCGATCACCGTCCCCAGCGTCGACTACAAGATCGTCGACCGGATACTGCACTGCACCTTTACGCTGTCGTATATCGACAGCGCCGATGTACAGGAGCAGTACCCGCTGGCCGAGACGCTGGAGGCGGATATTATCACACCACAAGGGAGGGTAACGAGTGGGATTACCTGAGATTAACATCACATTTGCCAGTAAGGGGCAGACCGCGATCCAACGCAGCGCGCGCGGGATCGTCGCCTGCATCCTTAGAGATAACACCGAGGGCGGCGCTGCCGAGACGGTATATACGTCCCTCGCGGACGTGGACTACACACACTGGACGCAGCGCAACTATGCATACCTGCGGATGATCCTTGAGGGCGGGCCCAGCAAGGTGCTCGTGCTACGCGTCGCGGAGGACGCGGAGGACTATACGGCGGCCCTCAAGACGCTCAAGAGCCGCATGTGGAACTACCTGACGATTCCGGCGCTGACAACGGATCAGACCGCCCCGGTCGTCGCGTGGATCAAGCAGGCGCGCGACAGCGACCATAAGACGTATAAGGCGGTTCTGGCCGACACGGCGGCGGATCACGAGGGTATTGTCAACCTGACGACCGGCTCCATCGTCTCCGATCTCGCGCCGGGAGACCCCTGCACGGCGGCGGAGTATTGCGCGCGCATTGCCGGTATCCTCGCCGGGCTGCCGCTGAGCCGCAGCAGCACCTACTATGAGCTGACGGACGTCACGTCCGCAGCCGTCCCCGACGACCCGGACGAGCGCATCGACAAGGGCGAGCTCGTGATCATCGACGACAACGGCGCATACAAGATCGGGCGCGGCGTCAACTCCCTGACGTCCTACACGGAGGACAAGAGCGAGGATTGGAGCAAGATCAAGATCGTAGAGGGCGTCGACCTGTACCGGGACGACATCAGTATGACGTTCCGCCAGCAGTACCTCGGCAAGGTAATTAACAACTATGACCATAAGCAGGCGCTGGTCGCGGCCATCGACAACTACCATAAGCAGCTCGCGGGCGATGTGCTCGACCCGGACTATGACTGCACAGTCGCGGTCGATATCGACGCGCAGAGGGCCTATCTGGAGGCCCACGGCATCAATACCTCTGAGATGGAGGACATCGACATTGCCACGGCCAACACGGGCAGCACGGTCTATCTGGTCTGCTCCGTCAAATTTGTCGACGCGATGGAGGACTTAACTCTCCGCGTCAACATGTGAGGGGGTGTAAGGCATGGGCAAGATACCGGGATACAGGACGCTTACCGGCACATATGCGGAGGTCTGGATTGATGGAGAGCTCGTCGCAGAGGCCAAAAAGGTCGAGCTTAAGGTTACGGCTAACCGCGAGGACGTGCAGCTGGGCCTTGATGTCGACAGCAAGCTGACGGGCCTCGCCGGGGAGTGGACGCTGACGCTCAGTAAGGTATACAGCCGATTTGAGGACGTCCGTCAGGCGCACATCAAGGGCAACGATAAGCGGTTGCAGATCATCGCCAAGCTGCAAGACCCGGATGCGGTCGGCCATCAGGTCGAGCGTTACTCAGCGGGCAACTGCTGGCTCAATGACCTGCCCGCCGTCTCTTATGAGCGCGGCGCGTTGGCAGAAATGGAGGTATCGGGCGGGTTTACGCCGTCCGACCTCATCAATCTGGATCGGATCAAATAAGGAGGAGCAATATGGCAGACAAGCACACCAAGACCGATTTCGAGGCGTGGGTCGCCAAGGCCACCCAACGCCTCGAGGATAAGCGCGTCCCGCGTAAGCGGCGGCTGTATGTCCCGTCCATTGATGAGGAGATCACCATCCGCAGCCTGACCACCAGCGAGATCGCGGACGTCACGGATAGCGATAACGAGGACTCCCTGCGGCAGGATAAGCGGGCGGTATATACCGCCGTCGTGGAGCCGGACCTGCACGCGCTGGCAAAGCAGCTGCAGGAGGCTGGGCAGATCTCCGACCCGCTTGACGCCACCGAGATATTTGAGCAGCACGAGCGCGCGGAGATCGTGTTGCAGGTGCTGGAGATCAGCGGCGTCACCGGCGATCCCGTGAGCTTGGTGGACAGCCAAAAAAACTGATTGCCCATGACGATGAGGCGTACCTCCTCCACTATTACCTGCAGCGCGGTATCCTGCCGGATTACATTTTGTCCCTTGACACATTGTCAAGGGCATTTTTGGCGGCATCGATGGCGACTGCTCAGGAGGAGCGGCGGCAATTTTGGGGCTTAGGGGGTGACGGCTGATGCATGTTATGTCCGGCGTGATCTCCCTTAAGGATAACGCGACCGCCACTCTCAGGGCGGTGCGCAAAGAACAGTCGGCCTTTAAGCGCGAGGTCGACAACACCAAAAAGAGCCTCACCAAAACATGGGACAAAAAGTATAAGGCGCGGCTGGACGCGACGGCGGCGTCCAAAAAGGCCAAGCAATTATCCAAGCAGTACGCGCCGCTGCGCAAAAAGATCGCCACCGCCGTGGCGGTCAAGGACATCGCCACCTCCAAGATCAAGGCGGTCGGCAGCCGCCTTAAATCCATCGGCAAGACGGTCGCCTCGCCGGTCGTCAAGCTCAAGGACAAGGCATCGTCCGCACTTAAGTCGCTCAGTGGCAAGCTCAAATCCATCGGCAAGGCCGTAGCGATCCCCATTGCCGCCGGGGGCGCTGCGGCTGTGGCCGGAGTTGGGGCGACGGTCAAGAGCGGCATGAAGCTCGAGCAGCAGCAGGTCTCAATGGAGCATTTTGTCGGCGCGACCAATAAGGGTATGAGCCAGGATCAGGTCAAGGCCACGACCGACAAGTACATCGCGGCCCTGCGCGACAACGCCAACAAGACCCCGTTTGAGACCGGCGAGGTCATCCAAGCGGGCAGCCGTGCCATTGCCATCGCCAACGGCAATACCAAGGAGGCCATGAGCCTCGTCACTCTCGCCGAGGATATGGCGGCGGCGTCCGGCGGCACCAAGTCCGTCAGCGACGCCATCGAGGCCCTCGCCGACGCAAAGCTCGGTGAGATGGAGCGGCTCAAGGAGTTTGGGTTTAAGGTCTCCAAAGAACAATTTGATTCAAAGGGTTTCGGCGGCGTGGCCGCCGACCTGCAAAATTTTTACGGTGGGGCCGCAAATAAGCTGGCAACCACCGGCGCGGGCCTCCTGTCCACCATCAAGGGCAAGCTCAAAAGCTTTGTCGCGGACACGGGCCTCAAGATGGTCGATAAGCTCAAGCCCGCGTTTGAGGGCGTAATCACGATCATCGACAAGTGCGGCCCCGCCATCGAGGTGATCGGCGGCGTGATAGCCGACAAGCTCGGCAGGGGCATCCAGTGGCTGTCCTCCGCGCTGCCTGGGCTTACCTCCAAGCTCGGCGGGCTCTCGTCCATCGGCGCGGGCCTGTCCGGCATGATGGCCCCGCTCAAGACCTTTGGGGGGTCGGTCATATCTACGCTCGGCACGGTTGCCTCCAGCGTCATGCCCGCCGTCTCCAGCATCATCGGTACGGTGCAGCAGGTGCTGCCGTCCGTGCTGCCGATCCTGTCCTCCGTCATCAGCACGGTCGGTACAGTGGTCGGCCAGACAGCCCCGATCATCGCCAGCGCGATCTCGGCCTTTGGGACGGTCATCACGACCATCGCCCCGGTCGTCAAGACCATTTTTGACGGCATCGGCTCCAAGGTGAGCTCCGTCATCGGCATCATCAGCGACAACATGGGCTGGATCAGCAACGTCATCAGCACAGCGGCTCCGGTCATCAAGGACGTCCTTTCGACGGCCTGGTCTGTGATCTCTCCGATCATGGACGCCTGCATCAATGTGTTTAGGGTGCTTTTGGGGGTCGTTAAAAAGGTGTTTCCCACGATCCAAAAAGTCATCGAAAAGGTCTGGACAGTCATCAAGCCCATCGTCTCCGGCATCGGCACGGTCATCGGCGGCGTCTCCAAGGGCATCGGCTGGATCGCCGACAAGCTCGGCGTCGGCTCGGGCGACAAGACGGGCAATAACGCGACCGGCACGCAAAGCTGGCGCGGCGGTATGACATGGGTCGGCGAGCACGGCCCCGAGCTCATGGCGCTGCCCAAGGGCACGCGCATCCTCTCCAATCCGCAGTCCAAGCGCCAAGTGCGCAGTCGGGATGACGATAAGCCGCAGCCGCAGGGCGGCAAGGGCGGCGTCGTCATCCACATCAACATCCCCAAGCTCGCGGATCAGATCATTGTCCGCGAGGAGGCGGATATCGACCGCATCGGCGAGGCGGTCACCAAGCGCGTCGTGCTCGCCGTCCGTAACAGCATCGCATAGGAGGTGAGGCTATATATGCCAGTTAAGAGCAGGACAATTGAGCTGAGCGTTGACAACCGCAAGGAGCGGCTGGTGCTGCCGATCAACCCGCAGGAGGTCACCATCGACACGGCAAGCCTTAACCAGCACGTGCAGCTGCTCACGGTCGGAGAGGCCAACCTCTTAGGCCCGCGCGGCCTTGCCTCTACCTCCCTCTCCGGCTTTTTCCCGGCGCAGGGATCGCCGGTTGGCCGCTACGCCGACCGCAGCCCCCAATCCTATGTCAGCACCCTCACGCGCTGGCGGGATGCCCGCAAGCCCGTGCGGCTCATTATCTCGGACATGGGCGTCAATCTGGCGATGGCAATCGAGGGCCTGCAATTTGCCTACCGTGAGGGCAGCCGGGATATCTCGTATTCCATTCAGCTGGCGGAGTATCGCCAGCTGAATGTGCCAACCGTCAAGGTGGCGGTCAAGACTAAGCGGCCCGCCGTTAAGGTGGTATCCCGCACCTATACGGTGCGCACCGGAGACTGCCTGTGGACGATCGCCAAGCGGTACTACGGCAACGGGGCCAAGTACACCAAGATATATAACGCTAACCGGGATAAGATACGTAACCCTAACCTGATCTACACCGGGCAGAGGCTGGTGATCCCCGCATGACGGTTAAGCTGGCGGCGGGCAAGTATGATATATCCCAACTCGCAGACAAGATCACATGGAGCGGCGATACTAAGCAGGTCGCCCGGCAGCTCGCCTTCGCCGTCCCCCGCATGGAGGGCGACAAGCAGCTCCCCAAGGTGAGCATCAACGAGGGCGATCCCGTCACCCTGACGGTGGACGGCAAGGAGCTCTATTACGGGATCATTATGGACGTCGAGCGCAACGTCTCCTCCCATACAGTCAGCTATACGGCGCTCGATCTCTTATGGTACGTCAATCAATCCGACGTCAACCACGTCTACAGCGACACGCCGGAGCGCATCACCGCCAGCATCTGCGCGGAGCTCGGCGTGCCGCTCGGCAGCGCCGCTAAGACCGGCATCAGCGTCTATATGCCGTGCCTGGGTAAAAAGGCGTATGAGGCTATTATGGCGGCCTATACCGCCACCTCCAAGCGCAACGGCAAAAAGTATATCCCTCTCATGCGGCGAGACAAGCTGCAGGTCATCGTCAAGGGGACGTATTGCGGCGTGGTGCTCGACGGCAGCTATAACCTGACGGAGGCAACCTACAAGTCGAGCCTACAGCAGCTCGTCAACCGCGTGATCGTAACCGACAAGGACGGCAAGACCGTCGACACGGTGCAGGACGCGGCATCCCGGCGTAAGTACGGCACTGTCCAGCGCGTATATAAGCAGCAGGACGACGTGGACAACGCCGCCGAGGCGCGAGCGCTTCTCCGGGGCCTCGAGCGCTCCGGCAGCGTCACGGCCCTCGGCGACGTGCGGGCCGTGTCCGGCTACTCCGTTGCTGTGCAGGAGCCGGTCAGCGGACTGTACGGCAAATTTTACGTCGAGGCGGACACCCATACGTGGGAGGCGGGCAAATACACGATGCAGCTGACGCTCGCCTTTAATAATCTAATGGATGAGTATGAGATCGACAAGCAGGACAAGGATAAGGCCAAGTAAGTCCAATTATACGAGGAGGGATCACATGTCACGATGGGCCGTTGAGCTCGCCGAGGCCCTGCGGGGCCAGAGCGGAGCGGACGGGACGGACGGCGTCACCCTGCGCCGCGCGACCGTTACCACGGTTAACCCGCTGGGGATCAGCATCAACGGCGCTGCCATTACCCGCAACGTCTACTGCAACCCGGCGTACACGCTGGAGGGCTATGACACGGTCGACAAGCTGCGGGAGGTCTTTGCAGACGCGCCGGAGCCCGCCGCCCTCTTTGATTTTCTGGAGGCGTTTCACTCGGCATTTATTTTGCATCCCGGCGACAGCGTCCTCACGGCGCAGATCGGCAACTCGTTTTACCTCCTTGAGCGGGTGGTGAGCAGCGTATGAGCGACGACGTCGGTATCTTTCCGTTCGTCCCCACCGCCGAGGTGGAGGACGTTGCGGCTGAGACGGCCAGCGACGCGCTGCCGCTCTACCGGGAGTATGCATACGACTACGAGCAAAACCGCCTCCTGACCGGGCCGGACGGTAACACCTATCTGGTTGAGGGCAACGAGGCGATCAGGATATGGATTTACAAGGCGCTGCGCACGCCGCGTTACGCACACGCGGCCTATGACGACGATTACGGCTGCGAGCTCGGCAACCTCATGGGAGAGCCGATGAGTAGCGAGGTGACGCGCCTCGAGATCAAGCGGTACATCACGGAGGCGCTGATGGTCAATCCATACATCGAGGAGCTCAGCGATTTCCAGTTTACCTCCACGCGCAGCGGCGTGGAGGTCACTTTTACCGTCCGCACCGGCTTCGGGACGGACACGATCACAGTCAACGAGGAGGGCACGGTCTATGCCTTATGATTACGACGCGCAGTCAATACTTGCCCGGCTTATGGACGGCCTCCAGAGCGACGCCAATCGCCTGCAGGGCGGGTTTTGCGCGGATAACCTGCAGGCCGTGGCCGAGGAGCTCGCCCGTTACCGGGCGATGATCCTCGAGTACGCGGTCGAGCAGACGATGCTTGACACCGCCGAGGGGGAGTACCTTGACCGCAAGGCGGTGGAGTACAACGAGGCGCGCCTCGACGGCGAGACGGACGATGCATTCCGGGCGCGGCTGCTCGATAAGATCAGGCAGCCGATCACCTCCGGCAATGCCAACCATTACGTCTATTGGGCGCGGCAGGTGCCGGGCGTGGGCGCGGCCCGCTGCATCCCCGTATGGGACGGCCCCGGCACGGTCAAGGTGGTCATCCTCTCCGCCGCGATGACGGAGCCGGACGACGCCCTGATCGCCGCCGTGCAGTCCTACATCGAGACGCAACGCCCCATCGGCGCGTCGGTCACGGTCAGCAAGGCCGTGCCCGTGGACGTGACCATCAGCGTCACGGCGACGCTGGAGGCCGGGTATAACCCGACGGAGGTGCGGGCGCAGATTGCCTCTGTAATCCAGTCATATTGCACGGAGATCGCGTTTGATCTGACCACGCTCAGCTACCATAAGCTGGGCGACCTGATGTTTGGCGTGCCTGGGATCGTGGATATCTCCGCGTACACGCTTAACGGCAAGACGGCCTCGCTCACACTGACCGCCGAGCAATTTGCCCGCCTGCGGGAGGTGGCCCTCAATGCTTAACGAGCCGCAGATGCTGCCCGCGTTTGTCAGGTCGATGGAGCAGATGCAAGACCTCCTGCGGACAGAGCAGGCGGAGCTTGACCGCACCGAGGCCGCCATCCGCGACGCCACGGATCAGCTCTATATCAATTCGGCAACATGGACGCTTGCGCGCTGGGAGCGGCTGTTTGGCCTGCCGTCCAACGACAGCGTCCCGGCAGAGCTGCGCCGGGAGCAACTCCTCGCAAAGCGTAACGCCCGGCCCCCGGCCAGCGTCGAGTATATCCGGCTCGCGGCGGAGCAGATGACCGGCCAGCAGGTCACAATCATCGAGCAGCCGGGCAACTACGCATTTATCTTGCGCATCCACCTCAATGATATCTACTCGCTCGACCTTGCCGCCCTGCGGGCGCGCATCGACGAGCTCAAGCCCGCGCACCTGACCTACACCGTGGAGCAGTACGATCCCTCCGGGATCGACGTCCGGCAGCGGTACGCGGTCATGGTCGGCGAGGCCAAGCATTATACTTTATACCCACACCAAGGAGGAGACGGTAATGGCGACATGGGATAACGTCGTATACACCACGCTGGGCCTCAATCTGATGGCCAAGCTGCAGACCGGCGCAACACTGGATATCACGCGGGCGGTCGGCGGCGACGGGCATACGAGCGCAGACGCGCTGACGGCTTTGACTGAGGTAACGGCCCGGCAAACCCTGACGCTCAGTAATGTGGTCTATAAGGGTAGCGGGCAGGCGCTACTCCCGGTCACGCTGTATAACCGGGGATTAACTGCAGGTTATCCGCTGCGCCAGATCGGTATCTATGCGGCTGATCCGGACGACGGCGAGGTGCTCATGATGGTCGCGCAGTCCGAGCAGCCGGACACGATCCCCAGCGCGGAGGACAGCCCGGACTTTGTAGCCAATTTTTCCTTTCATATCGCGCTCGGCAATGCCGGGCGCATCAATGTCAGCTACAGCCTGACGGACATGGCCACCAAGGCGGACTATGTGGCATATGTTGAGCAGATTGAGGGTAGGCTCGGCCAACCCTCCGGCATCGCCACTCTGGACAGCAACGGCAAGCTCGCACAGATGCCCACGGCGGCGGATGTGGGGGCGGTGCCGTCAATGCTTACGGATATCATATATGTTGATCAGGCAGATCCGGTGCCGCATTACGATAACCTTAACAACTATATCACGCCGGGTCAGCGTGTCCATATTGCTACCGTAACCACCGCTAGGAGCGTAGATAACTGCCCCGAGGTGTCCCCGGGGATAATGGAGGTCGCCGAGTATAACCACAGCGTTAAGACGGGACAAACGCTTGGGATCATACAGCGGTATATAGCGACCAGCGGCAACACGTATACGCGCATCTACACCCCTCAAAATGGATATTGGAGCAATTGGCAATCACCTGTGGCTTGCAGCGATCCATCAGACGGTAATATCTGCATTG